CGCCGCGGCTTCTATTTCCGCCTCGGCTCGCCCGCCTCGAAGCTCAACTACTCGGCGCCAGACGACAGCGAGTGGTTCGAGCGCTTCGCCATGCTCATCAACGGCGAGGAGGTGGTCCGCTGTATCCCATGGCAGCCGCCCACCTCGAAGCTGTCGCCCGAGTTGACTAGCGCCATCGTCGCCGCGGTCGAAAAAGGCTCAGCATCAGGGCCTTACTCGCCACAGATCGGCAACACCGACAGGTCCCTCGAGCCGGTGCTGACCGCTCTCGGCATCGCAACCCCGATGGCCCAGAGCAAAACCGTCCGCGAGCTGTTGCGGCTGGGCCGGATCGTCAAGGCTCGCTGGAAGGTCAACGCCGGCACCAGGTTCCGCTCCGGCCTGCGCTCACCGGAAGGACTCCCATACAACTATGAGTGGCAGGAGGCCGAAAGCCAAGATGATTAACCCGCGAATAAACTTGGCAGGTTGTTGGCAGGAACTTGGCAGCTGCCAACAACTTTTGCCGGCTTCTAAAGGGAAACTTGGCAGCACGAGAAATGCTGCCAAGTATCCCGCCCGCCGAAGCCGGCAACCGCAAACTTGGCAGCAAAGTCGGCAGACGGTCGTGCTAACCCACGGTTGTAATTGGAGCGCCGCATGAGCGACGATCGACCAATCAACATCGACAACCCCAATGCCGAGCTGCACCGGCGCATCATGCTCAGGGCCGAGGACGACCCAGGCTACGCCATCGCCTACGCTCTCCTCGTGCTCGCCGACGCAGTCAGGCCCCCCGCATGATCACCACGTCAGCCGCCGCCTGATGCACATCCACCGCCAGTCCCTCCAGTGCCTCCGCTGCGAGCAGCGCTTCAGCGCCGAGACCGTCCACGACGCGCCCGCCGGGCTGGTCATCGCGTCGTGGAAAGCGCTGCGCTGCCCGAAGTGCTACGCCGGATGGCGCAGGCTCGCGATCCTCGCCCAGCCCGAGCCCGCAGCACCCAATGCTTGACGCTGAACTCACCAGCCTCGCCAACCGCATCGCAGCAGCGCTCGATGAGGCGGGCGCCACCGACGACCTCGACCTCTGTGCCCGCGCGCTCCACCTGCTGCTCGTCCGCATCGACCGGGCACGCTACATCCAGGCGGCAGATCCACCCGATGCTTGACCTCGCACCAGCCACGGGGTTAGACCGTCGCAATTCGGACCCGTTCCATACGCGGAGCGATGTGCCGTGCGGCGGCAATTGGTGCGTCGTCCAGACCCACAGCCAGGCCGAGCGCTGGGCAAACGCCAACCTCCGCCGCGCCGGATGGATCACATTCCTCCCCCTCGCCGTCATCCGCCGCCGCGACAACGCCATCCGCAGCCTCTGGCACCGCGTCGACGTCCCCCTGTTCCCGAGCTACTTGTTTCTCAGAGGCGCCAACCGCGACCTCTGGCGCCCCATCCGCGAAACTCCAGGCGTGCTCTCCGTGCTCAGAACCGGCGATCGCATCCACCAACTCCCAGACATGGCCGTAGAAGCCGTCAGGAGCGCTCTGGAGGCCGTCCAAGGTCTCCCCGCACCGCTGACCCCCTGGAAGCCTGGAACGCCGTGTAGCCTCGCCCAGGGCGCTCTGGCGGGCCATCCCGCCGTGGTCCTCCGCATCGACGGCGATCACGCCACCGTCTCGGTGCTGCTGTTCGGCGCGCTGCGGGAGATCCAGGCACCCGTCTCGTGGCTCGTGGAGCGTCAATGACCGACACCGACATCGACCGCACCGAACGCATCCGGCACCGCGCTTACGAGCTCTGGGAGCAGGCCGGCCGACCGCACGGCAAAGCCGCCGAATACTGGCGCCGCGCCGAGGAAGACGAGACCGACGCCGAACTGCTCCGCGAGCAGGATCAGGTCATTGATGACGCCCGCAAACGGGAGCGCAAATGAGCGCCACTCAAAACAATCACCGTTCACTGGCAAATCTGCGCCCGTGGGTTCCAGGGCAAACCGGCAACCCCGGTGGCCGGCCAAAAGGCATCGCCGCACGCGCTCGCGAACACACCGACAAGGCGCTCGAAACGCTCGTTGCAGCGCTTGACGATCCAGACCGCCGCGTTGCGGTCACCGCAGCCAACATCATCCTCGATCGCGGTTGGGGCAAGCCGCAGCAGAACCTCTCGCCGGAAGATGCGCAATCGTTGTCATTCCTGCATCTCGTCGCAATGCGCGCCATCAACAACAACGCTGACGGCAACAGCGTAATTGACGCAGAACATACAGACGTATCTACAGATACAAACGTATCCACAAGGCCAGACCTGAGGGAGCCGGCGACCGAGTGAGCGACCAGGACGCAGATATCAGCATCATGTTGCTGCCGCCCGACGACGAATATGATGGCATGCAGGTTGTCGCCTTTGATAACGACCAGCCGGTGTGCAGCGAACCGCTGATCGATCTGGTCGCTGAGTGGGCGGACCTGGAGAGCATCGACGGCGAACTTCATCCGTATCTGGACAGCACACTGAACCTGCTGTCCGACATGACGTATGCACTGCTTAAGGTGATCGAGTGCTTGGGGACTGATGACCCGCATCGCCAAGCGTTGCACCAGATCTATGCGTTAGCCTACGACTATGTTCAGGGTCTCGTGCTGGAGATGAACCAATCCGAATGAGGCAAGCGTGACGCTCACGCAGCAACAATTGCGGGACGCGCAGAAGCGGATCGACGAATATCACGAGACCAAAGCTAACGCGGTCCTCTGCCTGATCGAAGCGCTGTGCGAGGCGAAGCCGCTCATCCTGCGCGGCATGGAGATCAAGGGTGTGGGGTTCCCGCCGTGACGCTGACGCTCCAACATCCGCCCGACCAATTCGACTGGGGCGAGGCAATCGGCGCCAGCGACAACCCGTTCGCCACCGCCGCCGCGCGCTACTCCCGCGCACCCATCGCGTTCGTCCGCGAGGTGCTGAAAGTCGAGCCCGACAAGTGGCAGCTCGATGCGTTGCGCGCGCTCGCTCGTGGCCACACCCGCATCTCCATCCGCTCAGCCCACGGCGTCGGCAAGACCGCACTCGCCGCGTGGTGCATGCTGTGGTTCGCCAACACCCACGGCATCCCGTTCAAGGCCGTCTGCACCGCGCCGACCTCGCCGCAGCTGTTTGATGTGCTGTGGCCCGAACTGCTCAAGTGGCATAAGGCACTGCCGCAGCCGTGGCAGGATCTGTGGGATCTCACATCGGACCATATGAAACTAAAGGCCGATCCCGAGTCGTTCATCACCGCGCGCACATCACGGCCGGAGCAGCCCGAGTCAATGCAGGGCGTGCACAGCCGGCACGTGCTGCTGGTGTGCGACGAGGCATCGGGCATCCCCGAGCCAGTCTTCGAGGCAGCGGCTGGCAGCATGTCATCGGCCGGTGCGACCACGATCCTGATCGGCAATCCAACGCGCTCGTCAGGGTTCTTCTGGCGCACCCACGCGATGGAGCGCGACCGGTGGTTCACGCTCAAGGTGTCGGGTCTCGACTCGCCGCGCGTCAGCCGCGACTTCGTCGACGAGCACGCGCAACGCTATGGCATGGACAGCAACGCGTATCGCATCCGCGTGCTGGGCGAGTTCCCCACCGCCGACGACAACACGCTGATCGGGGCCGAGCTGGTCGACAGCGCGATGTTGCGTGATGTGGACCTCGACCTGTCGGTGGCCGAGATCTGGGGCGTCGACGTGGCGCGGTTCGGCGACGACAGCAGCACGCTGGTCAAGCGCCGCGGCCGCACCGTCACCGAGATGCCGCGCTCATGGCGGCAGTTCGACACCATGATGCTCGCCGGCGCGATCAAGGCCGAGTGGGACATGAGCACCGCCAACCGCCCGGCGCTGATCGCGATCGACGGCATCGGCATCGGCGCGGGCGTGGCGGACCGGCTGCACGAGCAGAACCTGCCGGTGCTGGCCATCAACGTGTCGGAGGTGCCGAGCACCACCGGGCGGTATGCGCGGCTCAGAGACGAACTCTGGGTCCGCTGCAAAGAGTGGCTGGAGGGGCGCAACGTGCGGCTGCCACGCCACGAGCGGTTGCGCGATGACCTGGTGGCGCCGCGCTACGCGTTCCTCAGCGACGGGCGATTGCAGGTGGAGAGCAAGACCCAGATGCGTGCACGCGGGTTGCCATCCACGGACTTTGCCGATGCGCTGAACCTGACGTTCGCCGAGGCGGGACTTGGTATCGCGAGCGGCATGACTTCGGGGCTGCACGACTCGTCGGCGCTGCGCATGAGCATCACGGATATGGAAGTTTAGATATGACGCTCCTGATCCTGCTCGTGGTGATCCTGCTGCTGTTCGGCGGCGGTGGCTATTACGGCTACAACCGCGGCTGGTATGGCACTGCCTCGCCGCTGCCGCTGATCCTCATCATCATCGTGGTGATCCTGCTGTTCGGCGGCTTGGGCGGCCACTACTTCGGCACCTGGTGATCAGATGAGTGGGCAGCAGTCACCACTACCGCCGGGGCCGCTGCGGCCTGGCCAGCCGGAAACCGGGCTCGCCTCGCCGCTGGGCGGGCTGTTGCAGCCGTCGCCGTTCCAGTCGAACCGGCCGCCGCCGATGCCGCCCATCCGCGGCCTGATGCAGCCGGTGGGCGCACAGCCCGCGCTCGCGCACATCTTCGCCAACCTGAGCAAAACGCCGGATGACCATGGCGTGCTGCCGGATAGCGACGACATGCTGCCGCCGGCGCTGCGCCAGTATGCGGCGGGGCTGCGCGCCACGCCGGCCAGCCCGACCGCACCGTGGACCCAAGAGTTTGTTTACGAAAAGCTCGGCAAGACCGACAGCGAGATTGCCGAGATCGCGCAGTATTATTTCAGGATCGCGCAGAACTACGACACCTACCTGAGCAGGGAGAGGATCACCGCGAGCCAGTACTACGCCGGCCAGCCGTTCGGGCCGATGGACCCGGGGCGCTCGCAGATGGTGCTGACCGTGGTGCGTGACACCATCCGCGCAACGCTGCCGTCGCTGCTGCGGGTGTTCACCGCGGTGGAAGACCCGGTGAGCTTTGAGCCGATGTCGGCGGATATCACCGGCGACGACAAATTGGCAACGACGCTGGCGCGGCAGGCGACGGATTACTGCCGGTGGGCGCTGTTCACCTGCAACAAGGGTTGGCAGGTGCTGCACGATGTGCTGCTCGATGCGCTGACCCGCAAGGCTGGGTGGGTGCGCTGGTATTGGGGCAAGCGGGAGGTGACGCGCACCGAGGTGTGCGAGAACCTGCTGTTGCCGCAGTTGCAGTTGCTGCTGGCGGAGCCGGGCATCGAGGCGCAGCGGATTGTGCGGCGGCCGATGCAGCAGAGCGAGATCCAGCTGCTGATGAAGGTGCCGGAGGTCGCGATGTATCTCCAGCAGGGCGGCGCGCCGGAGTATTGGTCGGCGACGATCACGCGGCACGCGGCGCAGAACTGGCCGGTGGTCGAGGCGGTGCCGAGCGAATGCGTGTGGGTGGTGGCGGACGCCAACACGGTCGAGGGCGCGCGCGGGATATTCCACGTGCGTGACGTGCCGGCCTCCGACCTGATCGAGATGGGGCTTCCGGAGGACAAGGTGCTGCATGCGGGCAGCGGCGGCGCCGACATGCAGGTGCGGCAGCGCACCGAGCGGATCGCGCGCGACAATGCGCAGGGCTACAACATCCGTGGCGCGCCGCCCTCCGACCGCAGCATGCAGATCGTGCGTTATATCGAGGGCTGGATACGCTGCGACGCCGACAATGATCACCGCGCCGAGCTGCTGCATGTGCACATGCTGGGCAACGGCACGGAACTGGTGAAGTGGGAGCGGACCGACGAGATCCCGCTGGCGTGCTTCACGCCGTATCGCGAGCCGGGGCGCATCATTGGGTCCAGCCAGGCCGATATGGTGATGGACCTGCAGCGCACCGAGAGCCGGGTGATGCGGGCGGTGCTCGACAGCCTGGGGCAGTCGATGTTCCCGCGCACTGCGGTGGTGGTGGGGCAGGCTAACCTGGCCGACGTGCGGCAGACCGCGATCGGCAGCATCATCCGGGTGAGCCAGCAGGGCGCGGTGCAGGAGCTGGTGAAGCCTTTCGCGGGCAAAGAGGCATTGCCGGTGATGGAGGTGCTGGAGGCGGTGCGGGAGAACCGTACCGGCATCACGCGGGCCAGCCAGGGGTTGAGCCTCGACCAGTTGCAGAGCACGACGCCGGTTGCGGTGAGCCAGCAGACGTCGGCCGCGCAGGACCGGCTGGACATGATGGCGCGGACCTTGGCGGAGACCGGGCTGGCGCCGCTCTACACCGGGCTGTTGAAGATGATGGCGCGGCAGCAGGACCGGCCGAATGTGATCAGGATCCGCGGCGAGTGGGTCAGCATCGACCCGCGGGCGCTGGCGACGATGTGGGAAACCTCGGTCAATGTCGGTGGCAAGGGCATGCCGATGGAGCGGCTGGCCATGCTGGCGCAGATCGCCGGCAAGCAGGAAATGCTGGTGATGCAGGGCGGCCTGAACAACCCGCTGGTTGGCGTGCCGGAGTATCGCAACACGCTGGCGCGGATGCTGGAGACGGTGGGCATTGCGGACGTGAGTTCCTACTTCAAGCCGCTACCTCCGGGGTGGCAGGCGCCGCCAGATCCGCAGACGCCGCCGGACCCGAGCCTGATCCTGGCCAACGTGCAGGGCCAGAAGACCGCGGCTGACATCGAGAGCCAGCGGGCGGAGGAGCAGACCAAGCGGGCGGACCTGCTGAGCAGCGATGACCGCGAGCGGGCGCAGGCGGCGCTGCAGTACTGGACCCAGGCTTACAGCGTGGCGGCGCAGCACGGCACGCCGCTGCCGTCCATCGGCGAGTTCCAAAGCGCGATGGCATCGAAGGCGCCGACG